GTCGCCGCGTCGACAGTGTCGAGCTCTGCACCCGCGTCGAATGCCTGTCCGATGATCTCGATCTCGTTCAGGTAGGCGAGCTCGATCTGCGCCCGCTCCGACAGCCGCGCCTCGCTGGCCTTCCGCTGTGCAGCGCGGAGCCGGGCCAGGTCGGCCAGCGCCGCGTCGGTCTGCGCCGAGCCGGCCGCCACAGGGTCTCCGTTGTCACGTCTACTCGGCCCACCTTCCTCGCCTCCGCCCTGTTGACGCTCGGTGCCGGCGAGAGTCCGCTCCAGTTTGGCGAACGCCCGCTCTAACTCGACAGTCGCCTCCCCTGCTGCGCCGGCGGTGTTCGCGATGAGCCTGTAAGCCAATCCGACGCCCGTAAGCCCGACCGCACCAGCGATGATCTCGTCCTGGTTTCGCTGCAGGGAACGGAGAGCGCCAGCGACGTTGCCATCAGCAAGCTCTACAAAAACCTCGACCAGCGGGCCGGCGATGTTCTGCACCTGCTCACGCAGCGTCCGAAACACCTCTTCGGCGATGCGGCCAAAGACGATGACCGAGCCGATCCCCAGCTTCAGAACATCGTTCACTCCACCCGGGCCGCCGAGGGAGTCGACGAAATCAAAGAGCGCGCCCCCCGAAACCGTCTTGAGCGTCGCGATCTGCCGCTGGAACTCGGCGGCGGACGCTGCAGCCTTCGGGCCGACGTCGACACCGAACTCGGTGGCGAGCGCGACGAAGGCGTCGAGGTTGTCGATCGCGCCCGACTGGATGAACGCAGGCCCGGCGCGCTGCCCGAGCAGGTCGATCGCGAGCGCGGCCTTCTCGGCCGGGTTCTCGATCGCGGCGAGGGCCTCGAACGTGTCCTTCAGCACGACGTCGGAGTCTCGGAGCGCCCCGGATGCGTCCTGCACGTCGACACCGAGGGTCTCGAACGCCTGCGCGGCCGCACCCGTGCCCCGCGCCGCGTCGCTCATCGCCTTCGGAAGCCGGTTGAGCCCGGCCTCAAGCGCGCGGAACTCGAGCCCGCTGCCCTCCGCCGCCAGGCGCAGACCGGCGAGGGTCTCGACAGCGACACCCGTGCGGGCGCTCGCGTCGGCGAGCTCGTTCTGCAGGTCGGCGAACGCCTGCGACAGCGCGACCACCGAACCGGCGACGCCCACGATCGCGGCGCCGGCGAGCTGCGCCGAGTCGGCCATCTGCCGGAACTGCCGCCGGTTTGCCTTCGCCGCGCGCGCCGCTGCCCGCTCGGCCTGCTTGAAGCCGGTGTTCAGCTCGCGCACCATCTCGGCCGCTTCTTTCTTCGTCACGCCCGGAAGCGTCGACAGCTGCCGCTTGAGGTCGCCGAGCTCGGCCTGGAAGGAAAGGGAGATCGTCTCGCGTCCTGCTGCCATGGTTACAGCTCCTTCCGCAGCAGATCGACGAGTTCATTCTGCAGGTTCTTGGCGAGCAGCCTGCCAGCCTTGCGCCCCGGTCGGCGGAACAGCACGGAGAAAGCGTGCCGCTTCCTACCGACGCGCCGCTGAGCCTCGTAGCGGTCCTGCGGCACGCCGTCGCGCCAGATGTGCCGGCGCCGCTGCTCTGCCGTGGTCTCGCCCACCATGACCGAACGAATGTAGTACCCATAGGTCGCGGTGTTGTAGACCGTCGCGACGATCCGCGTCGGGTGCAGCACCGTGCGCACTTCGATCAGATCGACCGAGTGCTTCTGCCCGTGCTTCTTTCGCGTGGGGTTGCCCTTCGTGTTGCGGTCGACGGGCCACCCGTTGCGGGCCTCCTGCGCGAGCTTCTCGGTCGCCTTGTCCATGGCGGCGATGAGGCGTCGCATCCCTGCGGCGCGCGGGTCTACAGACTTCGCGACGCGACGCAGAAGCGCCTCGCTGCGTGCCGTGATGCCGCCGGTGATCGCCATGCTACCCGCCCGTCCAGAACTGCTCGCCGGTGCTGCTCGCATTGTAGCGCGGCCGCGCCTTCGCGGCCTTGCCCGTCGCCTTCTGCATCGCTCGGGCTCGGAGGTTGGCGTCGGCGAGCATCGCGATCCGGTCCTCTCGGGGTAGCCCGCGGAACTCGGGCGGGGTGATGCTGTACTCTCGACAGACGGCGAGGATGGCGCGGTCTACGCCCCCTCGCCCCTGGAGAAACCCTCGGCGTCCTTGACCTCGTCGCCCGTGATGAGGCCCTCGCCGCAGAGCTGCCAGGCGCGGAGGCCGGCGCCGATGACCTCGGGCAGCGGTACGCCACGGTCGACGAGCTCGTCGAGGACGGCCCCGCCCCACGCGAGCGCGTCGAAGCGGTGCGCGGCGAGGCGGGTGCGCGGCTTGTTGGGACCGTCCCAGCACAGCGCGAGCGCCGCCGCGAACGCTCGGTTCGGGTTGCTCGTCGCTGCGCTGTAGACGTCCCAGCGCGCAGACGCGGACGCCGGTGCCTTGAGGGGCACATCGACGCCTGCGAGGGAAACGGTGATGCTCATGGGTGCTCTCTCTCTGCCCGTGTGGGCTCTCAGGTCATGGTGATCGAGCCGTAGACCGTGCCGGAGATCGTGACGGTGTCGGGCTCACCCTCGGCGATCGCGACGGTCACATGCACGTCGTCGAGCTCGATGGTGTGGTCGGCGGCGTCGCCTAGGTCGCTGCCCTCGACGGTCAGGGTGATCTTGACCGCGTAGACGTCGGAGCCCGTCAGCGTCGTGACGTTGGCGCTGTAGCTGGCCTGCTTGAGCGCGAAGTCGACGAGCGTGCCGTCGGTGCCGTCGCTCAGGTCGGCGAGCTGCGCCGAGAACGTCACGGAGGGGAACTCGCGGGCCGCGAGCCGCACCGAGTGCAGCGTGCCGCGGGTCTGGTACGCCTGCGCGGCGCGCTGCGACTCCATGAGCCCGTCGAGGGACAGGTCGCCCACGGTGAACGGGATCGACAGGGACACCGCGGTCGGCGTCGTGCCGTCCTCCACGGTGATCGAGCCGTCGTAGAGGTGCTTGATAACAGTCGATGCGGCCATGGTGGGCTCCTACTGCAGAGCGAGCCGGTGGATGGCTCGGAAGGTGATGGTCGAGAGAAGGAACTCGAACTCGGTTGTCGGCTCGCGAGCGGCCGACTCGAACACGATGTGCAGGTTCTCGCGCGAGATGCCCTCGACGGTCGTGATCGCGGTGCCCTCGAGGGCGAGCAGCGCGTCGAAGTCGGCGACCTGGTTGTCGGCTCGGTGGTTGCCGGCGATGCGGACGGAGATCGACGTGTTGGCGAGCACGCCCTCGGCGCGGCGCTGTCGCTGCGTGGTCGGGTGCGCCTCGGTGAGCGGAGCGCCCACAGCGAACGCCCCGTGCATGAGCAGGCGCGCGTCCATCCCGAAGAGGTCGGGGTGGAACCGCGACTTCGTGAACCCAGCCTCGGCGACGAGAGCGGCCTCGACGCGCTGCCGGATCGCGGCGACGGTGAGCGCGCTCATCGCACAGACCGTGCGCGGCCGCCGCACATCCACAGCGTACCGTGACCGCGGCGGCGGCGGGTGTCGTCGGGCGTGCCGTTCTCGTCCGAGTCGTACCGGAACGTGAGGCGGCGCCAGGTCTGCTCGTACTGCCGGCGGTACTGCTGCGCGCGGGCCTCGTAGGCTTCGTTCAGCCGCGTCGAGAGGTCCTCGAACACGATCGCGAGGGTCAGCTCAAGATGCGCGCCACGCAGCGCCGTCGGGGAGAGCACCAGCGCCGGCCGGTTGCCCTCCTGGATCAGCCGCTGCGAAATCTCGATCCATGCCTCGTCCCGGAAGTCCTGGAAGCTCGCGAGGCTCGTGATCGGCGTCGTCCCCTCGGGATCGAGCGACGAGACCCGCTTGTAGAGGTCCGCGTCGGTGAGCACCGGGTAGAGCGCCGAGCGGACAAGCATCGCCTCGTTTGCGAACTCAAGGACGTCCCCGCCGACGGTCACGACGTAGACGATGCGCCACCCGTCCCCGAGCGTTTCGGGTCCGGTGGATGCGCCCGTGATGTTGACCGTGCCGAGCTTGTTGCCGTCCGAGAGCACGACCGTCGGCGTCGCGAAGGTCGTGCCGTCGGGCCGGTAGACCGTGGCGCTCGCCGCCGAGAGGGTCTGCCGCGCGCCGTTCTGGTAGACCTCCAACACCGCGTGCGAGTCGCGCCCCCTGACGATCAGGTCGGGGAGCGCGAACCGCGCGGCGTAGAAGGTCGTACCGTTGTGCGCCACGTTCAGACCACCCGGTAGAGCATCGTCACGACGACGAGCCCGGCGTCGAGATCGGAGTCGGTGCCGTCGCCGAAGTTGGCGCCGGTCGCGGTGAACTTGGCGAGCACCTCGGTCGCGCCGAGGGCGACGCGGTCGCCGGTGCCGGCGCCGGCCTGCCGGGTCTGCGTGCCGCCGGTGAACACCGAAGTCGACGCGATGAGGTAGTCGGGGTCGCCCGAGGTGCCGACCTCGAGGTCGACAGCCGAGATCGAGCCCGCATCGGCGAGCAGCACCGGGACCTCGTGGAACACCTGCTCGACGACCGCGCCGGTCGGGAGCGTGCCGAGCGAGACGCTCTGCGTCGTCGCGGCGGCGTTGAGCTCGCTCGCCTCGATGATGACGCGGCGGCGAACGAGGGGGCGCCCGAGGGCGGCGTTTCCGATCTTGGGCATGGTTTACCTCTGCTTGCGGTCGGCCTTCTGGGCCTGCTTGATTGCTTCCTGCCGAGCTTCACGCTGCGGCACACCGTGCTCGACGAGCCGGCGTTCGAACTTGTCGCGCGCCTCGCGGATCTCCCGCTTCTCGCCGCTCACTTCGCACCCCGCCGGCTGCGCGCCTTCGGGGCGGGCTCGGCCTCGTCGGCCTGGTCGGCGCCGGAGACCTTCGCCCACGCGGCGTCGAGCCGCTCGAGGGCCTTGTCGATCTGCTCGACAGCCTGCCGGGCGTAGGGGTTGAGGTCGGCCGCGGCCGCCTTGCGCTCCCGCTTCGAGTGGAGCTGCTCGCGCAGGTACTCGACCACCGTGCTGTCAGGGGGCGCGATGTAGCCCTCCGTCATCAGGTGGCGCAGCCACTGCCGGTAGCCCTGCTCGTCGCGGTCCCAGACCACCCGGGAGCCCAGCGCGCGCGGGCGCTCCCAGGCGGTGACGTGGATCGGGCCGACCCGACCGTCGAACACGCGGACGTAGCCCGGAATCCCGTCGGGCGAGACCGCCGCGGGGCACGCCTCGGGCGGGATGAGCGTCCACCCGCCCTTCTGCAGGTTGACCTCGGATCGGGTCGTGTCGCCGAAGTGGTCGACGTTGTTCACCCCGGGCTTGTGGGACATGCGCCCGAGCAGGGGGAGCAGCTCGCCGTCGAGCTCCTGCCACCGGGCCGGGTGGTGCGTGAGCGTGAAGTCGGGCCGGGCCGGCTCGTTCAGGACGCTCGGGGTGCCGCGCTGGCGTCGGTGCGGTGCGCGGCCGCCTCCGTTGAAGTCGGTGGGCATGGTGCTCTCTCTCTTGCGGGTGATGGGTGAGGGTGTAGGGGCCGGGGCCGGGCCGGGGCCAGAGAGAGAGCGGGAAGCCCCCACCCAGCCCCGACCGGAGACTCAGGCGTCGGTGATGATCGACACGCCCATGCTGTCCTGCAGGAGCGCCACACCGAAGTACGCGTTGCCCGTGATGGCGGTGAGGCCCTTCGCGGAGTTGCGCTCGTACTCGACGGCGATGACGGTGCCGGCGGGGAACTGCAGGGCGCCACCGAGAGCGGCGATGGGGCGCACCGCGCCCTCGGCCATGCCGACCGCGCCGTAGCCCATCATCGCGCCCGCCCGGTCGGCGCCGGCGTTGGCGGTCGGCACCTTGGAGGACTTGAAGATGTCGACGCCGAGGAAGGAGCCGGCGTAGCCCTGCCCCTTCGCCATGAGCATCTCCTGCGTAGCGGCGATGTACTGCAGGGCGCCGCCCTCGGCCCGGATGCTGTTCTGCAGGTCGGTGACCTGGACCGGGTGGAGCACGGAGACGTAGGGCGTCTGGACGCTGGCCTGCTCGAGCGTGAACAGCGCCGAGAAGAAGTCGTCCACGCTGAGGTCGACGCCCGAGGTGCCGGCGGTCGCGGTGAAGCCGTCGATCGTGTCGCAGATGGCGTTCGTGACGGCCATCTCGTACCCGCCCACCATGTCGGCGGCGAGCCGCTCGACGTTCAGCCCGACGGAGTCGGTCATGTTGGCGAGGTCGGAGATCTCGCGACGCAGAGCGTAGCGGGCGATCGTGATGTCGGCGCTCGCGTCGGTGAGCGCGACGTTCGACGCGCTGCTCGTCTCGGAGCCCACCGCGGTCATCAGGTCGTAGCCGTCGAGCCCGGCCTGCGGGATCGAGAGCACCGACGAGCCGCGCCCGGCGATGTTGCCGGCGTTGAGGATGCTCGGGTGGTTGCGGAGCGAGAAGCGATCCGCGAGCAGGAGCTGGATCTCGTTGTTGAGGATCTTCGCCAGGCGCAGATCGCCGAGACCGGAGTAGAGGACTTCGTTCGCCATGAGAGGCTCCCGTATGTGCGTGCGTGGGTGGTTCGTCCAGGCCCGGCGCGCGTTTTACGGGGAGCGACCCGAGGGGCTACACGGGAAGCGTACTACCTCCCGTGCAGCCCGTCAACCTCTCACGGGCTCAGATGAGCGACGTGCCCTTGAAGCGGTCGCGGTGCGCCTTGTACTGCTCGAGGTCCATGCTCATCACGTCGAGCGCCTTGGGTGCCTCGGCGAACGCCTGCGCGCCGTTGTTCGGGTTGGGCGCGGGCTGCGCGCTCGGCTGCGCGGCCTGCGGTGCCGCGGGCGCCGGCGCCGGCTGCAGGTGCGGCCGGAGAACGAGCGGCGCCTGCGTCGGGTCCGACTTCCACGCCTGCAGCGCGTCGGCGAACGAGGGCCGGTCCTGCTCGGGGAGCCGGCTATGCGCCCACTGCGCAGCCTCGTACAGCTCGGGGTCGGTGACGCCCACGCGGGCCGCGGCCTGGTAGTTGCCGAGGTTCTGCTCGAACTGCTGCGCCTGCGTCTGCCAGTGCTGCACCTGCTGCGACAGCGTGTCGGCCGTCGCGGCGCGCTCCTGCAGCCGCTGCGCTTCGGCCTCGAGCTCGGCGACACGGGCCTCAAGGGCCGCGCGCTGCTCGACCACCTTGCTGAACCGCTGGTACGGAACGTGGTTGTCCGCCTGCGGCGGGGTGCCGTTGTCGTCGCTCATTTCGTGCTCTCTCTCGGTGTGCGCTACTGCGCGGGGGTGTCGGTGTCGGTGTCGGTGCCGGGCTCGTCGCTCGGGGTCTCGCCTGCAATCTCCGCGATCGCGCGCGTCGCCTGCGCCTTCGTGACGCCCGGGTGCAGCTCCATGTACGCGCCGACCGGCGAGACGAGACCGGCCTCGAGCATCGCGATCACGTCCTCTCGACGCGCGCGGCGCTCGTCGGGCGAGAGCGGCAGTTCGTGGTAGAGCACCCGGTAGCCGCCCTCGACGTAGCGCCGGCCCTCGACTGCCCCGGTTGCGCGGTTGTAGAGCGCCGCGCAGATGCCGACGAGCCGCTCATCGGAGCCACGGAACACGCTGGCGTACCTGCGCTGCGCCTTGCGCTTCCCGTCGTTGGTCAGGCTGATCGCGGCGCCGCTGCGCGCGGTGCCGCCGAGCCGCTGAATGTCGGAGGGGGGCACGCCCGCATCGGAGGCCACGCGGCCGGCCATGTTGGCGAGCGTCTCCTCCATCTGCCCGGGGTCGCCGCCCGCGCTGAACTGCCCGATCATCGGCTGGCCCTGCCCGTCGGAGTCGGGGATCGACTCAAACTGGATGAGCGACGCCGGATCGGTCACGACCTCGGCGCGGGCGCCGTCGACGGTCTCGACGACAGACACGCCCGCGGGCTGCAGGTTGACGACGTACCGCTGCGGCCAGCTCGCATCGCGGAACGTGTGCACGACCATCTGATGCAGCACCGACAGGTCGAGCGATGCCTCTACGAGCTCCTGCCCGTCGTAGGGCGAGAACAGGTGCTGCCCGCCGCCGGTCGCGTGGTAGAGCTGCCACGGCAGGAAGGGCCGACCCGAGGACCGGCGGAACGGGTAGGCGTCGCCCGAGAAGTCGCCGCCCAGGTAGAACGGCGAGAGGTCCGCGCCGAGCTTGCCGTTCTCGTCGACCGCGTGCACCCGGTAGACCGGGCTATCGGGGTCGCCGACGTCGTAGTAGTCCGCGGTCCACCCGAGCTCGCGCTTGCCGCCCTCGACGGCCGGCGGGAGACGGCGCATGCGATATTCGATGATCGCGACCGGGTTGCGCGGGTCGTTCATCGTAGCGTAGGCCCGCACGAAGTCGGGCGTGACCATGCGGAACGAGAACCGCCCGCGCTCGTCGCAGTGCGGGCGCACGAAGCACTCGTTCAGCCCGAGCGTGTAGACCTGCACCCGCTGCATCATCTGCCAGAGCCCAGCGATCTCGAGCTGTCGAGCGATGCCCGGGTCTGCGATCTGGTCGTGCAGGACCGTCGGCGTCTGGTCGTACAGCACCGACAGCTCGGTCGTGATCGAGCGGAACGGGTTGAGCGCGAGCGACAGCGGACCCCAGGCGTCGCGGCGGACGCTCCCAAGGTGCTCCTGCAGTCGCTGCTCGAGGTCGTCGCGCCAGGTCCCCTCAAGCATCCGGCGCCGGCGCCGCGTCTCCTCCCACCGGCTCGCCTCGCCTGCGTTCTGCGGCGTGGGCGGGTTCGGGAGCGACGGGTAGTCGGGGTATCCGGGCTGGTACACGGGCGGACCTCAGTACAGGTAGAGGCGGCGCTTGTCGCGCTTGCGGCGCGGCGCGAACACCTGCCTCTGCAGAGCATAGCGCACCGCGTCGATCTTGTCTTTGTAGTCGTCGTCCCGGTAATCCCACTTCTGCAGCGCGTCGATGACGTGCTCGCACCGCGGGTGGACTTGGAAATGGCCGTCGTGCACCATGGCCTGATGTAGGTAGCGGCAGCCCGCGTCGACGCTACCCTTGCCGCGCCCGCGCCCGCGCTTGACGGTGCGGATCGAAGGCGACAGCGAGCGCGACGGCACACGCAGCAGACGCGCAACCGCGTCGATGAGGTCGCGGTTCGACTTCTTGTCGGCCGGGCCTCGGATGTAGAGGCGGTCTCCCCAGACCTCGTCGAGCTGCGACCATCGCAACCCGTTGCGCCGGAGCATGTCGAGGATCCCGCGAGCGTCATCCGTCGTGCTGGTGTTCTCGGCGCCGACGTACTCGTCCCAGATGATCACCCGGTCCTGGTCGCCCGACTTGTCGACGAGCACCAGCACCGCGCACTGCTTGCCCACCTTCGAGCCGTGGTCGATCCCGACGCAGACCGTGACCTCGCCCTCGGGCAGGGAGTCGCCGAGCATCGTGGTCGCGTCGAACTGCGAGAACACGCGCCCTTCAACGCGCATCTCCCACTCGCCGTCGACCACGACCGGCACTTCCTGCGGCAGCGTGTTCCTGCGCAGCTCCTCGATCCATGCCTCGTCCATCGGTGTGCCGTCGGGCAGCTCGAGGGGCTCGGTGTCGCCCACGGGGATGAGGGCCTCGGGCTCCATGCGCCAGTGGTGATCGGCCACCTGCCCGGCCTCGCACAGCTCGCGCAGCCAGCCGCACGGAGCGTTGACCGGCGTGAGGCACATGAGGAGCACGCCCTGCCGCCGGAGTAGGCGCTTGCGGACCTCCTCGAAGATGCGCGGCGACTTCGGCGGCTCGTCGAACATCGCGAGGTCAATCGTCGCGCCCGCCAGGTCGAGCGAGTTCTGCTGCGTCGTCTTGAACCGGACGATCGAGCCGTTCGGGTAGCGCGCCGTCGGCCGGTTGGCGTGGAAGCCGTTGACCGCGTCAAACCGCGTCTCGGCGACGAGGTAGCGCCCGGCGATCGCGTGGAACTTCGCCTGGATGGCGAGCGACTGCGACCACGACGCGCAGATGACCCATGCTTCGATCGGCGGCTCGCGCGTCTCAAGGTGCGGGTGCAGGCCCATGCATCGCCAGTGCACCTCGGCGAGCCCGGCAGTCGTCTTGCCGATCTGGTTGCCCGTCCGCAGCAGCTTCACCGGGCTCGCGTCTCGGTGAAACTCGTCCTGCGGCGGCAGCCACTGGATCCACCGCAACGGGTCGGCCTCCGCATCGGCGGCGAGCGCCCGGACGAGATCGAGGGCTGCGCTCATGCTGCACCAAAGAGGGAAGCCTGCACGCTCGGCACCCATGCGGGCGCACGGTTGAGCGTCAACCACTCGGCCTGCTGCCGCGAGAACGTGCGCCGCTGGCCCTTCCGCTCGCCTGTGATCTCGACCTTGTGCCACCCGTCCGCGAGCAGCTCGGGGAGCGGCTCGGCCTCGGAGATGCACACCAGCGCGCCCGCGTCGGCCCATCGACGCGCCAGCCTGACCACCTCGTCGCGCCCGAGGTCGTGCGCGTACCCCGTGGTGTTGAGGTACGGCGGGTCCATGTAGGCGACCGTGCCGGGCGGGAGCGTCGGCGGGTCGAGGGTGCGCGCGTCGGGGTGGATGGCGGCGGGGAGGGTTGGTAGCGAGCCGACGCGCCGGGCTTGCGCGGACCGGCTTGCACCGAACCGACCACCTGTTTCCGGGTGTACGAATCCCCGCAGCCCCCCGCCAGTGTCGCCAGCGATGTACGACGTGCAGATTGTGTAGACCCACCGCGCCACCTCCCGCGCCGTCAACCCCTCGGGACACTTCGCCGGCCCCTCGGCCCGCAGCCGCTCCCACAGCGCCCGGGGCTCCTCGTCCTTCCACGACCGGATGATCTCCGCGGCCCCCTGCGCCAGTTCACGATCCGTGTAGGCGTGGAGCAGCAGCCGCACGCCGGCATCGGGCTCGCACCACAGGTAGCGCGTGCCGTCGGTGTGCCCCTGCCCAGGTCGCAGCCCGAGCACGCGGAGGATGACGTCGGCATACCCGGTCTTAGCGCCCATGCGGGACACAGGCGGGCGGGCGTTGCGGCCAGCGTGGAACCGGAGGGAAAGCGCCGCGGTGCCGGCGCACAGCTCGACGAATAGGGGACAGCTCATCCCAGCGCCGCGAGCATCTCGCGCCGCATCTTGCGCGGCATTCCCTTCGTCGCGGCCTTGAACTCGCGCAGCAGCGTCTCGGGGTCGACCGGCCCGCTATCGGCGCCGTCGGCCTGCTCGGCCCGGTGCGCGTGCAGCTGGTCGAAGATCGAGGAGAGCGTCTTGATCGCGCCCACCTTCGCCGGTGCGATCGCCCGCGGGTC